TAATGAGGGTGGCCAGAGATTAGAAATACAAAGGGTATTTAACTCAGGTCCAGCTGCTATTACAAGATTTTATGACCCATTTGCTGGTTCATTTGATCAACGTAATATGTTAGATGAAATGGGATTTGGTAATGCATCTCCAGCAGTTTCATTTATAATGAGACCCATTCATCATGATATATCTAGAGCTCAAGCTATTGAAACAAATGATAAGATTAGAAAATCAGCGTATTCATTTGAATTGGTAAATAATAAATTAAAAATATTCCCCATTCCGGATTCTAATGATGTGGGTGACAAGGTATGGTTTCAATATTATGTTAGAGGAGCTTTAACACAGACTAGTTCTAGTTTTACTACTGGTAAGGTATCAGATCCATCTAATGTACCATATAAATTTATTACATATTCAGAGATAAATGCGTCTGGTAGACAATGGATTAAAAAATTTACCCTAGCGTTGGCGAAAGAATTATTGGGAATTATAAGAAGTAAATATGCTTCAATGCCACTTCCAAATGGAGAAGTTCAAATGGATGGTGAAGCGTTAAAAGCGGAAGGGCGGGAAGAAAAACAACAACTTCTAGATGAACTTAAAGAGTTTCTTGATTCAGTTAGTTTAACAGAAAAATCTAGAGCTGAATCAGAACAAGCTGAGTCTCAACAGCAAGTATTGAATAAAGCTCCTTTGAGTATTTATATAGGATAACAGGAGAATATAAATGGCAAATAGTCCATTTTTCGTACCACAGAAAGAAATAGATCTCATTGATTCTTTTAATGAAGAGTTAATCGATGAAATCGTGGGGCAATATGTGGACATTTATAAAGTATCTGTAGAAGATACTGAAGAAAATATTTATGGAGAATCATCTACAAAATATTTCGATAGAGGATTTAGAGTTAATTGTTTAATTTTATATAATGAACCTGAAATATTACAAGAAGATTTTGGACCAGATCTAAACTCTTCAATAGAGATGTATTTTCATAGAACAACATTAAAAGAAGCAGGATTTTATCCAGAGATGGGTGATATAGTAGATTGGAATGACATATATTTTGAAATAAACGGAACTACTGAACCACAATTAATTGCTGGAAGTCCAGCATATAAACATCAAATTAAGACAACAGCTCATAGAATAAGATTGAGTTCATTACAGATAGAAGAAAGACCTAGATAATGGCAGTACAGATAATAACACATAAAAAAATAACAAAGTTTAATGTAGAAGATCCAAACTTTAAACCACCACCACAACCAGAACCTGAAGAGGTAAATGGTAATCTGGCAGAAGAAGACATATATGGTGAAAAAGTACATACATATCAACCAGATAATGGTAATCTTCAGATGAGTGAGTTTATGACTGGTGTGTTAAATAAATTGGATGGTTTACAAAATTTAAATCCAGATATGGTTGGAAAGAATAGAGCCATTGAGGTGGATATAAAAAGAGAGATTGCAATCAGTAAAGCTGATATCAATGGAGTTACTTCTGAAGAAGTTAAAGGTAAGGTAAACAATAAATTGGATAAGCTTAGAAAACTTAGGAGAAGATAAATGTCAATAGTCATACCAACAGGAATTAAAAAAATGATTCAAGAAAAAAATGAAAGACTTAACGGTCCACCTGTTGATGTTAGTGTTAAAAAAACAATTGATTATGATCATCTTATAGATAAGTTATATAGATTAAAATCAGAAGAACCTATAGATGATTTGGATGAAGATTATATGTCACCGTGGGAAATAGTAGATATAGTACTTTATAGTAGAAAATCTACTCCTGAACAAAAACGGTTGGCTAGACAAGCACTGTTAGATATAGATAATATAAAAAATATGCGGAGAATATAATGAGTAGTCATCTGACGGGTAAAAAATTAAAAAGATTAAAACCATATAATAATGGTGGTAACGGTGGAAGTAATGGTGGTCCAGGTGATGGTGAAATGGGTGATACTTGGACTGGATATCTACCTGGCCAAGGGCCTTCAGCTCCATGTTGGTCTTATGCGAGAGACTGGCCAGCAGCTAGACCCGGAGTTCATTTCTTTGATATGACTTGTGGAGATGGTCCAGCAAGATTAAGAGAAAAACGAGGAGGTGCTGGAGTAAGTAGAAGTTGCATTGATAATAATCATAATTGTGATGATTGTTCAGCTGTTAGTTGTGATAATTCGTGTATAATATATGATAATGAAACCCACTATCCTTGGTGGGGAGCAAGTACATCTTCAACTACAGGTCAAGCACATTGTGGATGTAGTCCTCATTGTGGTTGTACAAATGAACAAGAATATTGTGGAGGTACTTATAATTGTTATTACGCAGTGTGCACTAATGGAACATTTGATCTAGTGAATTGTCAAGGAGGCCCATGTAATAATTGTGGTACTGTATATTCAAATTGTTGGGATGTATGGGATGTATTTCAAGATTATTATGGACAGGATGGTCTGTATCCCAATGCAGGTGACTACGCTGCATGTGGTTTTCAGGGGACTGCTGAATTTCCAACAGGCACTATGACTAGTTGTTATTGTGACGTTTGTTCTTAAAATTATAGGAGAATATAAGTGAGAAGAAGAACTTTAAATCATGGAATAAAAAATAAAAGATACGAAAGTGGTCCATATTATAGAGACAGAAATATTATGCTAGATCAGAGAGAAAAACACCCTAATGTTGGGAATCCTCAAATGAGTAGAAGACAGAGATTGGGAATAAATAATGATAGCTATGCGCCTGCTCCTAGGATAAGAGGTGGGCATGGAAGAAATTTTGGTGGAAGAATATCACACAGACCGAATGGAAAGAGAGGTTGTTGTGGCAGTTAAACCTATAACAAATAAACAAGTAGTTGTTGGATCTAATGTAAATAGAGGTGAACAAACTAGTACTAAAAATTTAAAAGATAATAGTGGTAATAGAAGTCGTTCTTATATACCTGGAAGTAATTTATCAGAAAATTATGCTATAACATTAAAAGATGTAGATACTGCAGTTTTAAACCATGTTAAAAATGTTATGAGACCTAAAATAAGAGAAGCTAATGAAACTATAGATGTTACAGTTATGTATGGTAATGAAGAAAGGTGGAAGTCTGTAAGAAAAAGAGGAGTAATGAGAGATAAGAATAATTCATTATTACTTCCATTGATTATGTTAAAAAGAACAACTGTAGAAAGAAATACAGAACTTTTACAGGGAATGGAGCATGATGTTAAGAGACAGTACGCTGAAGTTTTAAGAACATCTACATGGTCTAAGAAGAATAGATATGATAGGTTCGCTGTTCAAACCGGAAATCAACCAATAAAACAAAATATACTGACTACTATGCCTAATTTTGTTAATATAACATACGAATTTATTTTATGGACAAATTTTATAGAACAAATGAATCCACTAATAGAAAGTTTTGTTGAACAAAATTATACTTATTGGGGAGATACTGTAGATTATAAATTTTTATCTACGATTGATAGTATATCAGATGCTTCTGAAATGACAGTTGACACGGAAAGAATAATAAAATCTTCATTTTCTGTTATTACAAAAGCATATTTACTTCCGGAGAATACTAATTCGGTTGTTACTAATAAGATTTCAAATATTAGAAAGAAACTATCTCCATCTAGGGTAGTATTTGGATTTGAAGGTGATGCTACTAATAAACAAGTAGGAAAAAAATAACGCGTTTTCTAAAAAAATATATATTTATATATGAACTAAAAATAATTAAAACGGAGGTTATATCCATATGGCAGAAGAAGTTAAATTTACTGAAGATGAAATGAAAACAATATCAGGTATTCAGAAAGATTATATTGATGTCCAGAGAGAGCTCGGTCAATTATCAATTTCTCGTTTAAGATTAGATACTCAAATTAATTCTATTGGCGATAGAGAAGGCGAATTAAAAAATAAGTTTGGATCTTTACAAGAATCAGAAAGAAATTTTATTTCTGAAATAAATTCGAAATATGGTGAGGGTGTATTGGATCCAGAAACTGGAACTTTCATTCCATCTCAAAAAAAGTAATATAAATTATATAAATATAATACGTTTTGAACATTAATCATATATTTATATATGATGAATATTATTGCGCAATTTATTATACCCACTTAAAACTTTAGGAGACCCCCAATGGCCGAAAAAATTATATCCCCAGGTGTATTTACAAAAGAAATAGATCAAACATATTTACCAGCGGCAATAGGAGAAATAGGAGCTGCTATCGTAGGTCCAACTGTAAAAGGTCCTGCTGGTATACCAACAGTAGTTAATTCATATTCTCAATTCCAAGCTATATTTGGTGACACATTTAAAAGTGGTAGTGACTACTTTCAATATCTAACATCTCATACCGCTAGAGAATATTTAAAAAGTGGTCCTTCTATGTTAGTAACAAGAATATTACCTTCTGGACATAGTAAAGCTTCATCACAAGTTTCTAGTTCAGCTACAACCACAACTGCTAATACAGCTACTGGTTCTCTTGTATTGAAAGGTGGATCACCTACAAATAACTTACAAGTAACAATTGGTTCTGTAACATTTACAGTTATAGATACTAATGTAGTGTCTGCATCTAACTTTACAAATGATGAAAATCAATTTTATATTGCTTCCGGCTCAATAATGGGAGCTGGAACATCTGGATCCATCGGTGGATTAGGTTGGAGATTTGCTCAAGCTATTAATAGTTCATCAAATAATTTAAATTTA